CTAGTATATGAAATTTATTGATTGCCCAATTAGATATATTAGAAAATCTTTCTATGGGTGTATTGTATTCTTGGTGTTCTTCGCCAATAATATTATCAGCAATTTTACCTAGGTGTTTCTTTTTCTTTGTCAAATAATAAAACATAATCTTTTCTCCGTCATTGACACAGACACAAGGACTGGTCAAACTATAATCAATTCCAACTATCGTGGTCTGCGTCATCTGGTATCACACTTTCATTTTCTTCATCATCTTCAACCTCATATCCACAAAATGGACAAGTAAACGGCGTCATATCCGTTTTATCTTCGTCCCAGGTAACACTATACTTTGTCTGACAGTTTGTACAGTTCTTTTCTGATTTAATCATAATAGTTTGTCTTTATAAAGTCTTCGTAACTTAATTGTTTTTCTGCCTCTCTATTCCACATTTCTTTATTGTCGTTTAATTTATCTATATATGGTTTTAATATTTCCAATATTTCTTCTTTTGTTTTATGTGTACGATAAACAGAATTAGGTAAATCATCTGGTGCCCAATTACAACCTGCTGCTATAAAGTGTAATCCACTATTACCTTTTCGTTCAATAGGATCAACAGGAAATTCATAATACTTTGATCTTTGCAATGCTGCCTGTAAATATCCAAGAAACATTTTAGGTTTCATATTTCTTAAACTATCTTCCCATACTTTATTATTATTTGCTTTCCAATATGGCGTATCGTTTCTTGTTGACATTGCATAATGTAACCCAACAAATTCTTCAAATCCGTGATAGATTGCCTTACAAGCAAAGGTATGATTATCTCTATCCCATTGTGTAATTTCACCTCTTCTTAAATTTCTTGCAAGTTCTATTAAAAACTCGTGTACTGAAAACAAACCATTACTTTCTAATGGTTCAATAAACCCAGCAGATAAACCTATTGCAACTACATTCTTCTCAAATAATCTTTCGTGTATTCCACACCTCATATCAATATATCTGTATTCTAGTGATTCAACATCACCACCCCAAGTTTTCGTCAAGTGTGTTTTAAATTCTTTTAGAGCAGTTTCTTTATCAACAAATTTATCACAATGAACATAACCAGTTCCTATTCTACTCCATAGTGGTATATTCCAAGACCAACCATTTTCTAACGCTGTGCAATTAGTAAAAGGTCTTAATTGTTTTTCTCTATTGTTGTAAGGTATTCTTGTTGCCCACGCCTTGTTATTAGGTAAGTTTTGAATAGGTTGAAAAGGTACTTTCAAAGCACCACCTAATAGCATTGATTTCCAACCTGTACAATCAATATATAAATCTGCCTTATGTTTTTTGTTTAATGAAACAATACCATCTTCATCTTGTTCAATAGTTTCTATATCTTCTAATATATGTTTAACACCTTTAGGTTTACAATAATGATCTTTCAACCATAATCCAAATTTAGTAGCGTCAAAATGATATGCAGAATCTTTAGCAGTTTCAAAACCAAAAAAGTCCATTGCACCTTTATTTTGATTAACTAATGCCATAACAGGACAAAAAACATCTCCATAATCTGAAACTGGTGTTTCAGGTTCATATGCCTTTTTCATCCACCAATCATTATAACCTGTTAGAGTATTTTTAGTTACTACTTCACCAAAAGGATAATGAAAAGGCGCCTGATTAGGTTTACCCTCATCTACTCCGTTAAAGTTTGTAAAACCTATACTATATTTGATAATGCCGTCTGTATGTTTTAAAAATTCTTTATCATCAATTCCTAAAAACTTTGTCCATTGTTTAACTTTACCTATTGTACTTTCGCCAACACCTACTGTTGCAAAGTTAGGTGATTCTAATAAAGTTATATCTCTATCTGGAAATGCTCTAATTAAAGTTGCAGCCGTCATCCAACCTGCACTTCCACCACCTACTATTAAAATCTTATCACTTTTCATATAATCTCCTTATAATTTAAATTTCTTAAATTGATCCTTAGTTACATCTTGTTTAATACCACCGATAACATAACTTTCAATTTCTGTTTCTTGTGGTGCATTTTGAGTACCTTTACTATTTAACCAGTGATCTGTCCAAGGTAATGGATTTGTTTTAGTTTCATAGGCAGGTGTTAATTGTATTGCTCTCATTCTTCTATTTGCTGTATATTCTACGAATTTATGTAATAGTTTTTCTGATAGACCTATCATAGAACCTTTAGAGAACAAGTAAGTTGCCCAACGCTTCTCTTGGTCTACTGCGTCATCATACATTTTATAAACTTCTTTTTCAGTTTCTTTTATAATCTTTGTGAAGTCTTTATCGTTTTCAAAATCTTTCCAATTGTTAATTATTCTTTGCGACATTGCAAGGTGTTGACTTTCATCTCTAGCAATAAATGATATGATCTTAGCAGAACCTTCTAGTTTCTTTAGTTCACCAAATGCAAACGAACAAGCAAATGATACATAGAATCTTAATCCCTCTAGTATGTTTACTGATACCATAGCAAGATATAATCTTTTCTTTAGTTCGTATAGATCAACTTTCTTATCTATTGTCCATTTATATCCCATTTCAATTAGATCATCATAAGTTTTAGTTACTGAAGCCGCTCTTTTCTCTATCTTATCATCTTTTATAATTGTATCAAATACTTCATTAGGTTGTGAGTATAAGTTTTTAATTATATATGTATAACTTCTACTATGAATTGTTTCCATAAAGTCCCAAGTAATAATAGCACTTTCTAATTCTGGTAAAGATACAAAAGGTAAAAATGCAAGACAAGGTCCTCTACCTTGTACACTATCTAACATAGTTTGATACTTTAAGTTAGATGTAAATATAAATTTTTGTTCTTCTCTTAATTCTAGGTAATCGTTTCTATCTTTTTGTAAAGACACTTCTTCAGGTCTCCAGAAATATCCTAGTTGTTGTTGAGTTAGTTTATCAAAGACAGGATACTTCATAGTATCATATCTTTGTACTGCTAGATCGGGTCCAAAAAACATTGATTGTTTTGTTGCGTCTAAATTCTTATCTTTGTTAAATACTGATTTCATTTATATTGTACACGAGTCACAATTCTCGTCTTCCTCTTTTTGTTCTGGTTGTTTTGTTTCATCTATCCAACCAATGCCGTGTACTGGTTCGTCAATATCTTTCTTGGCGTCATATGTATTTTGATAATAAGAAGTCTTCCAACCTAATCTATATGTTGTCAATAAGTCTTGTGCCATTACTGATACAGGTACTTGATTGTCTTCATAATCTTCAGGATTGTATGACCAATTACCAGAGATTGCCTGGTCAAAATACTTTTGCATTACTGCAACGATATTTATATATCCTTCATTCCCTTTCATATCCCATAACAAACTATAATTATTTTTCAATCTTCTATAATCAGGTACTATTTGTTTTAAAGGACCTTTTTTACTTTTCTTAACACTTAAATAATCTCTAGGTGGTTCTATGCCGTTTGTTGCATTAGATACCACACTAGAGGATTCTGATGGCATTTGGGCTGTGAGTGTGCTATGTCGTAGCCCATATGTTTTGATTTCTTTTCTCAACCACTCCCAATCATAGGTAAGATTTCTGGTTACAACCTCGTCTACCTCTTTCTTGTAAGTGTCAATAGGAAGAATACCATCGGAATATTTTGTTCTATCAAAGTATTCACACTTGCCTTTTTCTTGTGCAAGTTCTTTACTTGACTTTAATAGATAATACTGGAATGCTTCTGTTAATTTATCAACTTGTCTCCACGCAAGTTTCTGATCGTATCTGTAACCTTTTTTAGCAAGATAGTGTGCAAGTCCGATATAACCTATACCTAAACTTCTTCTTGCCTTTGTAGATATTTCAGCAGCGTTTATAGGATACTTTTGATGATCTATAATTTCATCTAACGCCCTAACTGCTAAATCACACAACGGTTCTAATTCATCTCTTTTGTCAATTAGTCCTACATTAATAGCAGATAAAATACATAATGCAATTTCACCTTCTTGGTCTATGTGTTGTATAGGATCAGTAGGTAAAGTAATTTCTTGGCACAAGTTTGACATTCTAATTAAGTCTTTAAATGATGAGTGAGTATTACAATGGTCAATATTCATTATGTAGATACGACCTGTTTCTGCTCTTTCTTTTAGAATATTACCAAAGAGTGTTTGTGCTGATACTTTCTTTTTAGATACTGATAATTTTCTTTCTGCCTTTAGATATAGTTCATCAAAATTATCTGTACCCCACG